GCCTACAACCTTATCTATTAAACCCACGTTGCGTGGACGACTCATCAGACCGGAGCAGATCTTAGATCTAACTTCGTTCGTTAAGATGGAGCGTTCTCGTATTCGTTAACTATGTCCAAGGAGGACATTATGCCAACTATGGTAACTAGCCTGACTGGTTTCTCCAATAATGGAGACTCCAAAACCTCGACGCTCAGTGCTCACACGGTTTCACAACCGCAGCTGGTCATTGAAAAGCGCAAGGTTCCCGTTGGGAGTCAGACTGTAGCGGAAAGTTCCGTTTCGGTAGTCATTGCGACTACTGACGGGACTAACATTCTGCCGCAGAAGTATGTTTACAACGTTGTTTGCCGGAGCCCTATTGCAGGACAATCGGCTGAAAAGGCAATCGCACTGGCCACACTACGTGATGTAGTTGCCAGCGACGAGTTTGCCAACATGTTGGACACTCAAGAGTTCCTCTCACCCTAATGAAGCGATTCGTTAGGATGATGAACAAGCGACGGAAAGATCGTGGGGAAAAGTTTGATCCCCCACTATCGAACCATGATACCTTAATTGGTATCATGTGTGCGATATCGCTGACCGTTGCCCTGGCCCTTACGGGCCGGGTTGAGATGCTTACAAATCCCATTTACTGGGACTTTATAGGCAACATACTTAACTGACGTCAAGGATTTCAAAATGAAACCTGAACTCAATGTATACGACTTATGTCGGGACTTTGTGAAAGATAACACCACATGGCTTGGTGCGCAACGCACCAACTGGATCATCGGCATGTGCAGAGCACGTGCTTTAGTTGATCTAGCTGCCATTTCAACGCAACCGCGTGCGCGTATATCATGCGCACGTGATTTGAAGTTTTACCTGCAGGTTGAAGCACTCTTTAAAAAGAATGCGGCCTTTACAGATAAAGACAAAGCTCGTTCTGCCGCCGTTGCCACGTTCTCACGTGGCGAACGGTTGTGCAGGATTACGAACAAACGTCTTGACCACTTTTATGCGCATACGGATCGATTAGATCCTGAACTGCGGCTTTTAGTGGACCGGTCAACCCGTTGGGTTGATCGTATCTTAGGTGACTTCGAACCATTTCTCGAGGGTCTTCCCTCTCGAATTCGGTTGACTAGTGGTGCAACTGCTACTTCACCCCGTAAGCTCTCTGCTCCTCCTTTGAAAATTAAAAGGTTGATCAATGTTTACCCAGGCACCATCCCATACGCGAAAGCTCTACTACGCCATTATGGCCTAGAGAAGGCATGTCGCTTAAAGATGAAAACTTGGAACCGGGTGGAGTTTGTAGAGAAGAATTGGAAGACAGACCGGACTATTGCGTGCGAACAGGAGGGGTCCTTACCCTTTCAGTTGGCGTTCGATGGTTACGCTAAACAGCGGCTCCGGAAGTTCGGAGTGGATTTGTCTAACCAAACTTCAAATCAAGAGGACGCCCGCATTGGCTCCCTTACGGGAGAATTTGCGACAATCGACATGTCGATGGCATCTGACACGGTGAGTTACAAC